GACAGGTGGGGTCCTTTTCCCCAGTTCGTAATTACTAAGTGTGGTAACTGGAAGGCCTACTTTATCGGCTAACTGTTTTTGTGTCATCCCCCGTGTCCGGCGGAATAACTTAATTCGATTGTTCACTTTGGCGTTTACCTCCTTTACTACTTAATCAACATTATACCCGTTTTGGCGATTTTTTTGCAACAGGCGTTGACTAATAGCCGTATTGGGTATATCATAATTTTTGTAGTCAATTTGGCTATAAAAATTGCTAGGAGGAAACCAACATGCAATTACAAGTAAGCACCACGCCAGAGTTTGAAGCCCAGCTTCGGGCAATGGTCAGCCAGACAGTAGCGGAAATGCTGCAACGGCCACAAGCAGAACAGAAAGGCCCCGACTTCTTGAACCTGGGCCAGGCAGCGGACTTCATTCACCTGTCCCGCGGCACGTTGAACAAGCTCATCAAGAACGGTGAACTGAAAGTGACGTTTATCGGTTCAGCCAAGCGAATCAGCAAAGCCCAACTTATCCAGTTCATGGCTGATAAAGCCATTTAGAAGAAGAAAAAATCGTCCTGGCAGGCGGCTGGATATGGAAGGACTGCATTATGACCGATCCCGATTACATTAACCAGGTTTACCGAGCACTGATTTCCCACGGCTATGGCATCACGATTCAGGAGGTCGCCGAATACTTGGCTGAACCCGGAACGGTTAACGAATTGCCCCAGATGTTTACGACAGGAAAGAAGGAAGATTCAGATGAATAAAGTTCAGTATTCCCCACTCGTGGCTGCTGCACGCCGGGTCATTATGGATACCGGCAAAAATATCACGATGGAAGAGACATTCCGCTTACTGTTCTCCAACGGTATTTTGGACGAAAACGGCGAGCCGACGGAAAAAGCCATTGATTAAGGCTACGTCGGTAAAGAACCCCAGAGCTTGGCTGAATTTCAAGCCCAGTACCCAATTTTTCGGAACATTTCCAGTGACCATTTCCGAATGACCCCCGAAGGTCTGGGAATTGATGAGACAGGTATGAAGATTGCCGCCCAGCGCGTGGCCGATGATCCCAATTTTGACCCGAAGGCCCGACGCTTAGCGCGTATCTTCCTGGCAGTGTGTGGTGATCCCGATGACTGACCTAATTTACTGGACGTTCACCCACGTCCGTACGTTAGGCGGTCTGGGCCTGGCATTCCTGCTAGGTGCCGTCTTCACGATGTGGATTTATGCCGATGAGATCAAGAAAGGACGCTGACCACGATGGGCTTTACAGAGGAACGCGCTAATGAGCTGCTGAAAGAGTGCGATGCCGTTGATCTGGCTTGGTACGCTGCACAACTTGAATCCGCACTGTTGATCTTCACCAAAGAGAAAGCGGCGTTGATGATGGTGAAACCCGAAGCGGCCGCCTTGATGGAAAAAGTGCAAAAAAAGACCCCGAAGCACGGCAATGCTTAGGGGCACAGGGCATAACGAATATTCTCCACACCTTCATTATGCCAGTTCTCTGAACTTTTTTCAAGAAGTCAATTTGATCTGTAGCGGCGACGGTATAATCCCCAGCAAATAATGGAGGTGCGAGAAATGAAAAACCAAGAAGTAATTCCCATGCTAAACCAGGTGGCCGCTGACACGGCTATCGATCACTTAACACGCAAGATGGCCCGCCACATGCGCACACGTATCGCACGGTGGGCATACCGGGGACTGTATCAGGAGAAAGGGGCACACGGCAATGGCAACCATGCTTGAATGTGCCTTGGCGTATCAAGCCCATGGATTCAAGGTATATCCCCTAGCCCCAGGGACGCGAATCCCGCCCAAAGGTTCACACGGCTATAAAGATGCCAGTTTAGACTCCCAGAAGGCTCACGACTGGTGGGAACAGTGCCCCGCGTACAATATTGGTCTGTCGCTAGCAGATACCAATATCTTAATGCTGGACATTGACCGCGGCCATGCGAGTAAATCCGATGGCATCGCAACGATCAATCAGCTTGTTAGCGACGGCCGCGCCACGATGCTGCCTACTGATACGTATATCGAAGCAACACCCAGCGGTGGTTTACACTTTTTCTTCACGTATCCAAAAGAATTATCACTGACAATGGGACAGAAACTTTTCGCCCAAAGCCAGAGTGAAGAAACCGGCGTTGATTACAATGCACTGGCCGTGCCTGTTGCCCCCAGTATTCGTTACGGCAAGAGATACAAAGCGGTTGATACGTATACGTTAGAAGACCTGGCCCCGGCACCTGAATGGCTATTGGCCGAAATTGAGCGGCAGCGTACAGCCGGAAAATTCACCAATGATTTTCATAGCAGCCAAAAGTTTTGGTCTGGCCGGCTTTTGGACCGAATTGTACAGGGCGTGGACAGTGGTGAACGCAATTCGTGGCTTGCCAGCGTTGCAGGATCACTATTGCATACTGGCATGGACTTCGACAACTTTACCCGGCTTATGGAACTGGTGAACAACAATTTTGTTCGGCCGCCACTACCAACTAAAGAGCTGGCTAAAATCATTCAGTCCATCATGCGACGAGAACTTGCCCAAAAAGTTAGGAGGTGACAACACTGGACGAATTGAAACGCGCACTGGCCCAGTTCCCTGAAACGGAAAAGCTGAAAATAATGAACTCCACAGAACTAAAACCATTCAACGTGTACAAAGAACGCTTGCCCCGTCTATCGAACGACGAAAACCAAGCAAATGGACAGATTAAGGAATTCAACGACAGCATCAAGACTAGGATTCCGGTGTGGCTGTCTTTTACCATTCAGCGCAATAAGGATGGGCATCTGGATCGCCACATATCTTTTGACTCCGTGGCCTACGGTGATCTGTTTCTAGAAAAGCATCCCATTGAAACATTTCCCGCATTGATGGAAGGCGCCATCTATGAAAATTATCGCGGCAGCTGGCGAACGTTTGGCAAGGGGGAAAACAACCAAACAATTGAAAGCCGTACGGCCAGGGAATTGCTTGCCTGGGGACTGTATTCAGAAAGGAACGTCATTGCTGTAAGGAAGTATATGCGTTACATGATGTGGAACGAGAAATTCGGCAAGCATTCGCCATTCGACCAAAATGAGCACCCTGAATTGGTGGCTTTCGCGAACGGCACGTACGACATGCTTAAAAACCGGGTGCTGCCAAATAATCCGCATTACTATCTGTTGAACGCCCACGATTACGCAATTAACCCCGACCGGAATAATACCCCTGAAACAGATTCATTACTGAAGGCCATGATGGGCGAAGCAGCAGAGACCTTTATGCAGTACATCGGTTACTGCTTCTATCAGTCTTATGCGCCCTATCAAGAAATGCTTTGGCTACACGGCGAAGGCGGTGAAGGGAAATCTACCCTATTACGGTTTGTTCGCGACAAGGTGCTGGGCATTGACAATTGTGCTGCTGAACCACCGCAAAAGCTTGCCGACAGTAACAACCGCTTTGCTACATCTAATCTTTACGGCAAGGAAGCCAACATGGTTGCCGACGTTGATAAAGGCTTTTTGAAGGGCACGGCGATTCTAAAGAAGCTGAGCGGTGGCGATCCAATTGATGCCGAATACAAAGGCATCCAGGGCTTCAACTACATCAACTACGCGAAACTGATTTTCAGTGCTAACGACTTACCAGCGTTTGGCGACAATACGAGCGGGTTCAGAGATCGCTTAATTGTCATTGATCTGATTAACGGGGACGTACGGGTGAACCGCGACTTTTGGAAGCACCACGATATGAAGAAAGTTGAACAGGAAGCCCCCGCCTTCGCTGTCTCCTGTATGCAGGCATTCGCCAAAATGATGAATGAAGGACACGGCTTTGCCAAGCCCCAGGCCATTCAGGACGCTACACAACGCTGGCTTGACGATAACGATCACTTCGGCGAGTTCTTGAAAGAAGCTGCTGTAATTGACCTGACCAGTAACCGCGGTGAATCAGCCAAACAAGTTCTGGACGAATACACCGCGTTCTGCCGCGAAAACAACTATTCAGACAAAACAACGGCCACCACGATTAAGAAGGAACTAGCACGGCGCCACGTGAAATGGACTAGAAACCGTAAAGGCTTCGACCGTGAAGGCATTGAAAGCCCACCGAACGTATACAGATACATCGGGCTACGGCTTACGAAATCGTACATCAACCCAATGTTTCATGAATCCCATCCTTTTGTTCCATAAAGCGTTCTTCAAAGCGTTCTTCGTTCCATAGACTGTTCCATGATTTTTCAAGCGATGGAACAGCCTAACACCTTACAGGACAAGGCTTCACAACATTCTGTTCCATTGTTCCATAATTTTTTAAAGGTTGAACCGTGAAAAATGGGTAGGTCTTATGTTTATAAGTGAGCAGAAGACCTAGGCCGTATTGCAAGAGGATGAAAAACCATGGAACAATGGAACACGTGGAACAACACTACAGCCACAAGGAGCTCAGCAATTACGTAGTGTTCCATCTGTTCCATAAAGTTTGGAACACTCAACCACAGAAAGGGCGATCCCGATGATCCGTATTCAAGCATGGTTCCCCGACGGAAAGAAAATTTACAACTCTGACATTGATGGCTTCAATCAAGCCATTCAGGGCAAGAACACGGTAACGCTAGTGTGGCCGGACGGTCATTACAAAACGTTGCGCTGCCCCAACATGATTGTTGATGCTGACAGCCCAACGTATTAAGAAAGGGGCACGACTATGTTCTATTCTCCAAGCGCAAGAAACGCCCAGCGGGTGCTGTCCCGGTACCTGAACAACAAAGTGAAGGTGGACCGGGTGAAGCATATCCAGGCCGTGGCGCTGGACGGTATGCCACGCCAGCCGCCTAGTGGCAACAGCCAAGAACAGCAGATGGTGAAAATGATTGATGCCAGCGATGAGATCACCGCCGTGGATGCCGCGGTGAAGAAGTTGAAACCAAAGCCCCGGAAGTTGATCCGCTACATGTACATGACCTACCAGGACAAAGCCAGCGACTGGCTGGACCTGCTGGACTCACTGGGCATTCCGATCACTGACCGACATTGGAACGAGTACGTTGCGGTTTCGCTTGAAGCATTCGCTGAAGTGTATCGCAATGGTGAACTACGTGAATCCGCGAATCAGAACTGGTAAAGGAAGTTAACGCAATGAAGAATGTAAGACTGGCACGACTGAACAAACGTGCTGCATACGGCGAGTTCACGCCGTCAGGAGACGGTGAGCCGACAGAAGTCTGGCATGAAGTGATGACACTGTTCTACGGTTCATATAAGCAGACGCTGAAAGATGTGCAGCAACTTTCAGGTGAGAGCAATGGCGAAGTGAAAGTAATCATCATTCGGCACAATGAGCGAGTTACGAATAGTGGTGCATTTCAGATCAACGGGAAACAGTACAACGTGAAGCAAGTTCTGCCAGACGATGACGTGAACGGTATGGACTTGGTGACGCTTGAATATGAAGAATGAGGTGATGCTTTCGTGGTGATGAAGTTCTGCAATCATGCAGGCTGTCGCACATTGGTGCCGTTCAACGTGGCTTACTGTGCTGAACACAAGCCAGAGCATCGCGCGCCAAACGCCTACGACAACTACCAGAACCGCAAAGCAATCGGTGGGAAATATTTCCAGTTCTACAAGTCGAAGCAGTGGCGAAAGTTGTCGTATTCATTCCGTTTACGCAATCCAATTTGCAAGCGATGCAAAGAACGCGGTTTGTACGTGAAAGCGGACGTTTGCGACCATATAATTCCGTTGCGGGTTGATTGGAACAAGCGTTTAGATGAAGCAAACTTACAGAGTTTATGTAATTCCTGCCACTATACCAAGTCACAAGAGGATATTGAAAGATATGATTTGCCCCCATTAAGATAAGGCCCGCTATATCAACGTTTATGAGAACCGATGGGTGAGCCTTTCTTGACAAATAAATCCGATAATTTTTGCTGGCCCGCGGACGTATTAAATAAATAATAGAAATAATCAATAAAAACAAGAGGTAGTGAGAAAATGGCGAACCGATTCAAGAATGTGGAAGACATTCGGGGCCACATGCCCCCGAAAGAGAAAGAAGCCCGGCAACAGGCGCAGCAAACGATGTTTCAATTCAAGGAACTCACTGCCCAGCCCCCTACTTGGCTGGATGAAGTGGCAGTGACGGAGTGGCAGCGTATTGTGCCGCTGTTGAAGCAAGAAATTCCGGTGAGTGAACTGGATGTGGCAATGATCGCCAGTTATTGCCAGGCGTATGCGGACGTTCAGCACGCCCAGGAAGACATTACAGCAAACGGCTTGATATTGACCGCTGACAACGGCAACACGCGTCAGAACCCCAGTGTGGGCATTAAGCAGCGGGCTACGGCGGAATTGATGAAGCTGGCGGACAGTCTGGGCTTGTCTGTCTATGGTCGGTTGAAGATGAACATCAAGAGCGACGTGAAGAAGCCTGACGATCCATTCGCGAAGGTCATTGAACAATGAACTGGGCAAAGGAATACACGGACAAGGTACTGGCTGGCGATATTGTGGCCGGGAAAAAGATTAAACAAGCCGCCCGGCGGTATCGGCGAGATATTAAGGCCAGCAAGTCCGCAGACTTCCCCTACTACTTCGACGAAGACAAGGCTGCTAAGGCGATTGAGTTCGTGGAGTTGATGCCCGCCCGGGACGGTAGTGTGCTGAAACTGGAACTTTTCCAGAAGTGGCTGCTATCGGAATTGTTCGGCTGGCGAGACAAGGAAACCGGAAACAGGCGCTATGACCGGGCATTCATTTCCATGGCCCGCAAGTCGGGGAAATCGTACCTGATGGCGTCCATCGGCGCGTTGTACCTGTTACTAGAGAATAAGCCAGCCCGCAACCGGGAAATTGTCTACAGCGCCAATACGGCGGCCCAGGCGCGTTTAGCCTATGGCATGATGGCAAGTGGGTTACGGCAAGTCACCAAAGTGTCCCCGTCATTGCGTCAGCGCTTGAAGATCAACCGGGACGAAGTACGCGACTTAGAAACCGATAGCAGAGCTTTACCGTTGGCGAGTGATCTGCATAGCCTGGATGGATACCAATCGGACTTAGCTATCATAGATGAATATGCATTAGCAAAGACGAATGAAATCTATAACGTGCTTAAATCGGGGCAAATAAACAGCGATAATTCTTTACTAGCGGTTATTAGTACCGCCGGGCCGAACTTAAACGGGCCAATGTACCAGGAATACAAGTTTGTCCGGCAGGTACTGACTGGGAAACAAAGCGCCGACCGTTACTTCATTGCCATCTGGGAACAAGATGACCGCAAAGAAGCGTTTGACCCGGCCGCCTGGGAAAAATCCAATCCGCTTCTAGCCAACAAGGAACGCGCCAGAACGATGATTCCCAGTTTGCAGGCCGATGTGGATCTGGCCGCTAAACGGAACAATTTGGCCCCGCTGCTTATCAAAAACTTCAACATGTTCGTTCAGGCCCGGGCCGATAGCTATATCAGCCTGACCGACTGGAACAAAGCCACTGTGGAAGAACCAGATACGACTAGCCGGGACGTTTTTCTAGGTATTGACCTTAGTAAATCCAGTGATCTGACTTCGGTGAGTTGGCTGAATCCTATGAACGGGTATCTGTATGCTGATTCATTCAGCTTTGTGGGCACGAAGTACGGCGGCATTGATGAAAAGAGCAAACGGGACGGCTTCGACTACATCAGCGGTGCTAGTCGCGGCGAGTGCAGCATCACCAAACTGGAAAGCGGAATGATCGATTATTCCGAGGTTTTGAGTTTCATTCTCGACCTGATCGAGCAGAACCAGTGGAACGTGCGGGCCATCTGTTACGATCCCTGGTCGTTTTCATACCTTCTACCGGAGTTTGAAAAACGTAACTTGCCAATGGTTGAGGTACGCCAAGGCCAGCGCACGCTGTCAATTCCCACGGTCCGTTTTCGTGATGACCTATTCAATGAGCACATTAAGCACCGGAAAAATGAGCTGCTGGCCTACGCCGTGAACAACGCCATTCTAAAATGGGACTCCAACAACAACCCCATTATTGACAAGGCCCGGAACGCTACGAAAATTGACCCGATAGCCGCCCTAATGAACGCGTACACAGTGGCAATGGATTCAATTACGACGGCAGAAAACAGTGAGGAGTTGAACCGGTTCTATGCGAGCAATAATTTCAGTTTTTAACATCCAAACGGTGGTGCTGGTGCTGGGCTTTCTGCTATTGGTGGCGGGCATCTGGGCACTGCTGGGGTGGCAATGGGCCTTGGTTGCGCTAGGGACGGTACTGATTATAGTGGCCGTGCTTATCAACCAAAACGAGACAGGAAAGAAGGTGAACCAATGAGTTTTTTCAAGAACGATCCCAGTCAGCCCCGCGAAGACAACAGTGAACCGTTTCTGGATGCCCTTATCAGCATGACCAGCAATGACAGCGGCGTGTACGTGGGTGCTGGGGCGTTGCGAAATTCGGACGTATTTACCGCCATTCGAGTGATCGCCAGCGACTTAGCGAGTAATCCCATCGAATACGACGATAAGAAGCTGACCACGCTGCTGAATAAGGCCCCAAACGATCACATGACCGCCTGGGCGTTTAAGTTTTCTCTGGTGGCGAACATGCTGCTGAACGGCAACAGCTTTGCCCGTATTGACCGGAACAACAGCAGCCAGATCACCGGCTTCACGTTGATCCCGAATAGCCAAATGGTGGTGAAGCTGGACGATGCAAGCGGTGAGGTCAGTTACACGTACACGCCCCCAGAGGGGCACGCACAGCGCTTAGAACCGTCTGACGTGCTGCACTTCAAGTGTTTCACCCAAGACGGCTACACGGGCCTGTCACCGCTTTACAGCCTACGTGATGAAGTGACGATTCAGAAAGCAGGCAACAAACTGCTGACCGGGTTCTTCAAGTCTGGCGTACAAGGGACTGGCCTGCTGAAAGTACAGAAAGCCGCGCTGGACGCCGACGCCAAGAACAACATCCGTAAGAAGTTCGAAGAAGCCAACAGCGGAGATAACGCTTTACGGACTATCATTCTGGATAATGACATGGACTATAAGCAATTGGAGGTCAATACGGACGTGCTGAAGCTGGTGAACTCCAACGACTTCACAACGCGGCAAATTGCAAAGGCGTTCGGCCTGCCGCTGGATCGCCTGGGCATTGAAAGTGAACATTCTAGCAGCGTGCAAAGCAACGTGATTTATCTGCAAAATACCTTGGTGCAATACTTTGCCTGCTTCGCCAGCGAGTTAGATGCCAAGGTATCCGCAGGTGACAAGCGGTTCAGCTTCAACACTGACCGGCTGTTCTCTGCCGATCCGGTGACCATGCAGAAGTTGGCCGTGACGGGTCTGCAAGGTGGCGTGCTGACCACGAACGAGGCCCGGGAAAAGTTGGGCTTGCCTAAAGTGGCAAACGGCGATGTACCTATGGCGTCACTGAATTACACGCCACTGGACAATATTTACAAGTACCAAAACAAACTAGAAGGAAGTGAGCCAGCAGATGGCGAACAATGATGTATTAGAAAAACGCCTGACCCCAGACGCTGGTGTAAGTGCCGATCAACCGACCAAAGCAGACGGCGCTACACCGAATGAGGGAACAGACGCCAAGCAACAGGCTACCACAAGCCCTAAGAAGTTAACAGGTTATGCCGTGGTATTCAATCAACCAAGTAAGGATCTTGGGGGGTTCCGTGAGATTGTGGATCCCCACGCGTTTGATGACGTGGACTTGAAAGACGTTTATCTTGTTTCGAATCACGATTTCAGCCAGGTTTTAGCCAGTACGAAGGCCGGCACGCTGAAATTGGACGTTGATGATAAGGGACTGCATTTTGAAGCCACTTTGCCCGATACCACGATGGCATCCGACGCTTTTAAGAACGTCGAAGCGGGCAACCTGTCCGCGATGAGCTTCACTTTCGTGGCTGCCCCCGATGGCGATACATTCACCAAAGACGATAGCGGCCAGGTGATCCGCACAATTAAGCAAGTGAAGAGCCTTTTTGATGTATCGCTTTGTGCAATCGGCGCGTACGATGATACGAACGTACGAGTGGACAAGCGCAGCTACACCGCATGGCTTGACGACCAAAATAACAACCAACAAAAGAAAGAGGTTACCCCCATGGAAAAGACAATTATTGATGCAGCACACACTGAAAGCCGCGCTTTTGAAGATTACATCCGTTCCCACGGTGAGCACCGGGACGGACTGACCACCGTATCAGCGGGGGCCGTCGTACCGAAGGAAGTCATTAAAGACGTACTGGACTTGAAGCAATCAAGCTATGACTTGGCGAAGTACGTTACAGTGAAGTCTGTGGGTACGCCCGTGGGCACCTACCCGGTGGCGTTGGTCAATAATGGCGTGCTGGCAACGAAAGAGGAACTGGCTGAAATTCCTGACATTGACGCCAATTTATTCAAGGGTGTGGATTACAAGGTAACCACCCGGGCCGGAAAGATTTATCTGTCTGACGAACTGGTAGAAGACAGCGAAGTGAATATCGTCGCCGAAGTGAAAGCCCAACTGAAAAAGCTGGTGCAAAACACCAACAACACGGAAATCACCAAGCTGCTGACCAGCTTCAAGAAGATTGCTGCAACCAATACGGACGACTTGAAGAAGATCTTCAACGTTGAACTGGACCCGGCGCTTTCTCTGTCGGTTATTACGAACCAGAGCGGGTTCAATTGGCTGGATACACTGAAGGACAGTGAAGGCCGCTACCTGTTGCAACCGTCCATCACGGCCCCGTCCGGCAAGCAATTATTCGGCGCCCCGGTCATTGTGGTATCGAATAAGGTGCTGGCTGACCCAGTAGCGGGCACGTTCCCGATGATTGTCGGTGACTTGGAGCAATCTGTCTTTCTGGCTCAAAAGAACCAGGTAGAAACCAGCTGGGAAAAGTTCGATTCCTATGCCAGCGGCTTGGCTGTGGTGATCCGCAACGACTACCAGAAGATTGACGAAGACGCTGCTCGGTACGTCGAAATTACCCCGGCCGCAGCAGCTACGCCGTCAAAATAACGTCCCCGACTGACGTTACTACAGGCGCCAGTGGACCCGGGGCGATCACAATTCACGCCAAGTAATTAATCACTACGGGGGTGTGCCTACGGGTACGCCCCTTTCATTTAGGAGATGAAAACATGACAGTTACCCTAGAAGCGATCAAGAACAGCCTACGCCTAGATACCGACACGGCAGATGATGGGCTGATTAATGGCTACATCACAGCGGCCCAGGACTACGTACACAATGCGGTGGACAGTGCAGCCGCTGCCGAAGACCTGGCGAATTTCAGCCAGTATGATATTGCCGTGGCAATGCTGGTAGAATTCTGGTACCAGAACCGTGGTGCCGTCACCACAGCCAGCCAAGAAATACCCTACTCTGTGGTGAGTATGATTCAACAGTTACGAGGTAAAGCGCTTGCCAAAGGCACTACTTTGTAATACAATATAGTTGTTGGTGTAAGGCCCGTTACCTTTCACTGACCCAAATTTAATCGTCGAACGGGCAGAAATGCCCGTTTTTTTGTTTGCCTGAAAAGTCAGTGCTGACAGGCGGTTTCTGGTGCACGCCCAGCGAAGAAGACGGGTGAATGACTGTCTGGATCAACTGGCGGCGGAATTTTGCCCCGTGGGTGTCGCCATTTTTGGACATACCTAATTCAGCGCAAAAAAATAACCGCTGTGCGCTACACACAACGGCAACCGCCTGCCAGTAACTTGGTTTTCTGACGCTTTTCGCCACTACATCGGCACTACAAAACGCTGTAAATGGGTGTTTATCGGTACCAACTCGAAGCAACAAAAAAGCTGTCATATCAACGTTTTGAACGTCGATGACAGCCAGCGAATGGGGAAAATTGGGTAACTAGGGAACTTTATAAATTTCACAAGCGACCCCATTGCTGGCTGTATTGTTATGTTTCTATTTGTGAATTTTCGTTCGCCACTACACGGCCACTACACGAAATTCACATATCCACATACTTGGCAAAGGTGGCAGCCGTCTGTTCCTGTTGCTTCTTGGTGACCGCCGTGTAAATATCCATTGTGGTCTGGAACGACCGGTGGCCCAGTTGTTTCTGCACTTCCTTAATCGTCAGCCCAGATTCAAAAGCCAGCGTGGCATAGGTATGCCGAAATCCATGCGGGGTGATCTTCTTCAAGTCGTAGGCTTCAACCAACTTATCTAGCCAGTTCACCGGTTGCGCTGGGCCTATCATGCCATTGTAGCGGGTACTGAATACCAGCTGATGTTCAGGATTGCTAGGCGTCCCATAGGCCATGAAATTCTGCCGCTGCTGCCATTGCCACTTCTTAAGGATCGCCAACGTCTTCTTATCTACATTGATGTTGCGAATAGAATTGTACGTTTTGGGTGAATTGACCATGATCCCGGTGGCACCACGCGTTTGGGTCTTCGTAATTGAAATGGTGCCGCCGCTGAAGGAAATATCTGACCAGAGTAATGCTAACGCTTCGCCCTTTCTCATGCCAGTAAATGCCAGCACGCGGAAGAAGGTGAATTCCTGTTGATCGCCGTGGTCAGCTAGGACTGTAAAGAATTTTTTCAGTTCGTCCAGATCGTAGTAATTGTTCTCCATCGTTGTGGCCGGTTTATTCCGGTCCCGGGGGACAATTACTTTTTTTGTGGGGTCATTCATGACCAGATCCATGCGGACAGCATACTGGAAAACCCGGGAAACCAGGTTCAGAAACGTCTGATACTTGGTATAGCCCTTTTTGTACCACTGATTAACAGCTTCCTGGCAATCCACTGGGGTGATCTTCGCCAGCAGTTTGTCGCCGAAAAACGGCAGTACATGCAGCCGAACATTGTCCGCGGTCTTCGCCCAGGTGGATTCTTTTACCGTGTTTTGGTACCCCTGGAACCACGATTCATAAACTTCCCGGAACTTGAGCTGGCTTGCTTCCCTGAAACCGTGCCGGTCCATTGCTGCTTCAAATCGAACCGCTTGCAGCTTGGCTTCGGACTTAGTTGGAAATCCTTGGCGCATAACGTGGCTTTTCTTTCCGGTGTGAGGATCTGCCGGGGTCCAGACCTGGAAGCGCCACAGCTTCTTCCCGGCCTTCGTCGTGTAACTATCAATACTTGCCATTGCTAATTCCTCCATATCGTCACGTCCTGGCAGGCGGTGAGATATGTAAGAGGATCTAGGATAGTTAACGCTTTATGAAGTAATTATCCAGATAGAGTTTATTTAAGGCTTCCAAGACTTCCCCTTGTAGCTTGGAAAAGCGAACGGCGTTTGCTTTCTCTCTGTCAAGTCCTTTCAGTTTATTGTCCACTGAATCTAACGCTTCGGGAAACGAAGAAGAAATTATTTCACGAATTGCATAGGAAATGCAATCTAACTGTTGAATATTACTACCGACCAACGTTTTATCTGCTGTCAACATAGCGTTGTTATGGGACGCGCGGACGAAAGAATCTAAATTTCGAAGGATGTTTTCCGCCCTATCATCCAAATCCCCACCCCAATTCACTTGGAGCATGTCCACATCGTCGGCCAATTCACTGTACACAGCATGTTGGGAGCTTGCTCCATCATTTGGATTGACGTTTTCATATGAAGACGGCTCATCTAATCCCATCAAGTAGGCTGTGCTT